TTGAATTTATCTACATTCCAATTCGCTTAAAGAACCCAGGCGATATCGCTAAGTTGGGTGGTTAAATAAAGTAGGTATATAATGGAGTAGGCAACTACTCCATTATGATACAAAAATACAGGTAAATACTTGTAACAGGAGAATAACATGGCAGTAGCAAGTCTAACAAAATTTACAGTACCTTTAGCAACAGACCAGTCTGCTAGTGCTCAAGGTCTACTAATGCCAAAACTAAAGTATCGCTTCCGTGCGAGCTTTGAGAATTTTGGTGTTAGCAATCCTAAATCAGAATTAACAAAACAAGTTGTTGATATCAAGCGTCCTAGCGTTAACTTTAACCCTATTACTATTGACGTTTACAACAGCAAAGTGTACTTACAAGGCAAGCCAGAGTGGCAAGAAACAACAATTAACCTACGCGATGACGCAGGCGGTAACGTTGCTAAATTGGTTGGCGAACAGATCCAGAAGCAATTTGACTTCATGGAGCAAAGTTCAGCTGCCTCAGGTATTGATTACAAGTTTATTCTTAAGTATGAAGTACTTGATGGTGGTAACGGTGCTAATACACCTAACGTATTAGAAACTTGGGAACTATACGGTTGTATGATTAGCCAAGTTGACTACGGTGATATGGCATACAGCTCAAACGATCCTGTTCAGATTGCATTAACAATTCGCTTTGATAACGCTGTACAAAGCCCAACTGGAACTGGTGTTGGTTCAGCAGTAGCACGTACATTAGGTTCAGTAATCACTGGTTAATCCAGACGAAACTTTATAAAACACAAGCCCGGATAAAACCGGGCTTTTTTATTCGCATAAATATTATAAACGGACTCACATTATAATGGCAAGCATTAATCAGTTTCTTAAACAGTTAGGACAAGGCGACAGCATTAAGGATTTCCAGCATGCCGCTAGAATCTTTATTGATGACAACTATCGTCTTAGCCCCAAGTACGGTTTTTTATTTCATGTAGCCATTGATTTAAACACAGAAATAACTCGTGTACCTAGAGACAACATGCTTGAAATGGGCATGATAGTTAAGAGTGCCAATCTTCCTAAATTCAGCGTAGACAACAAAGTTCTTAATGCTTACAATCGTGTAAACGTTGTGCAGAACAAAATTAAATATGATCCTGTTACCATTACGTTCCACGATGACAGTGCTGATTTAATTAGAGACTTCTGGTACGACTACTACAGTTACTATTATCGTGACAGCGACTATCAGGAAACTGTGTATGCCGCACCACACAAGTATGATATTAGACAACAGCAGGCCTGGGGTTATCAACCCAGACAGTATCCAAATAGTGCTCCTGCAACTCAGCAATATATTCGTGCAATTAGAATTTACAGTTTACATCAGAAACGTTTCAGCGAATACGTTTTAATAAATCCAGTTATCACAAGTTTCCGTCACGGTGATCATGTCAATGGTGCTAACGAACTAATGCAACACGAAATGACAATCCAGTACGAAACTGTAAAATATCGTCATGGGTATGTTAGCAAAAATACAGTCAGTGGTTTTGCAGACCTACACTACGATCATGTTCCAAGTCCACTAACACCAGCCGGTGGCGGTACAAAGAGTATTCTTGGTCCGGGTGGCTTATTATCCAGTATTGATGAAGTTACCAGTGACTTGGCTGACGGCAACTATCTAGCCGCGGCATTTAAAGGTTATAGAGCAGTTAATAATGCCAAAGGTATGAATCTCAAAGCAGTAGCTGGCGCAGAATTAGCTGGAATTGGCATGAGTATACTACGAGGTGGTAATCCATTGGGCGGTATCAGCGTTCCGACTATCAGTAACCTAGCCGGGGGATTTAGTGGTATGAAACCCGGTGATGGGCAATACGGTAACAGTTTGCTTGCTGGATTAGTTGCAGGCGGTGTGGGCTTGGCCAGCAAAGGTGCTAATTCGTTGCGATCACTTCCTAAGTCCCCTACTGGCGTTATTAAGAGCAACGGAGAAAATGTAGACTCTGCTGCCGAAGCTCCGACAAATTACAATCCAGGTTTTCCTGGTGTTGATGTGGATTATGTACTAGACAATGGCGACGGAACAGTTACTACCTATTACACAGACGGATCTACAACATTAGAAGATGTGGATGGAAATATCATTGGTAAAACATCCAGTGGATTTGCCCCAAATAACACAGAACGATTTGATGATGGTAGTTACATTCAAACATTTGATGATGGTAGTCAATTGATTGTAGACGCAGAAGGTAACGTAACAAATGTGCCTTCGCAAGATCCAACACCACCGTTGGTATTTGAGTCTGAACAAGTTGAATTGAGTGACGAAGACTGGGGTTATGAATCCCCATCGTATCAAGTTGATCCTATAGACGACATTGAATTTTAACAAGAACTAAAATGGAAAATACCAACCTTAATGCTGTTAATCTTAACACGCTAACTGACACAGACAAGTTCTTTAATAATTTTTTTAAAGCACCAATTGACGTCAGTCCTATGCAGAATGATGCTATTGTGAGTTATTTTGAACAAATAACAGACAACAGAGAAAGTGCTGTGGCATTGGCAAGTGCAGTAATATACACTAGCAAACAACAACAAACCGATCCAATGGAAATATTAGACCAGTTTAAAAAAATAGACAGAGGTCAGCTTAATTCCTATTTGTGTATGTTTTTAAATCTAAACAGAATTGGTACTAGTTTGCTAGGCGTTAATGTTAATCCAGTTAAAAATAAATACGTTGAACGCAGTATCAAACTATGAGCAAGTATGCACAAGGCAAGTACCAAATTTTAAATCCAGAAAAATATGTAGGCAATAAAACGCCAACGTATCGCAGTGGATGGGAACACACTTTCATGCGTTTTTGCGACAACAATCCTAATGTACTGCAATGGGCCAGTGAAGCCATACACATTAACTATCGCAATCCATTTACTAACAAAAATACCATTTACGTTCCAGATTTTTTAATTGTGTACATGGATGCAAACGGTAAAAAACACGCAGAAGTAATTGAAGTTAAACCAAAAAAAGAAACTAGTTTACAAGAAGCTGGACGTAGTACTAGAGCACAAGCGGCTGCAATACTAAACGCATGCAAATGGGAAGCCGCTAAGGCTTGGTGCAAAAGCCAAGGACTGAGTTTTAGAGTCGTTACTGAAGATCAAATTTTCCACGGCGGAAAAAAATAATTAAATACTAAGCATTTCGCTTCGTATAAAATTCACAAATTCTCACATGATTAAAATTGACCATACTACTATGGTAAAAAACCCTGCCTTGGGCTATTACCAAATTGGCAACACCCACTACTGGGACAAAGCCTCGGCATTAATGGCTGGAACTAAAGCAGGATTAAAATACAAAGACCTACATTGGAATTTCAATGATTCGGTATTTGGTAATTTTGACTGGACAGTAGAACCGCCAGGTGACATTAGAAATTATTATCATCTTAGAGCCAGACAGATTAGAGAAAAGTATGATTATGTTATACTAAACTTCAGCGGCGGATCGGACAGTGCAACAGTATTGTTTAGTTTTATACAACAAGGACTGCATCTTGACGAAGTAGTAGTCAGACATGCCACTACTGGCACCAGTAAGTTCACACCATCAAACAAAAACTATGACGCCAGCAACGAATTCAGCGAATATGAGTATGCGGCAAAGCCAATGCTAAAATGGTTAGAGAAGGTTAGTCCCAGAACCAAGATCACAGTACATGATTTCAGCAAAGATGTGCTAGACGAAAATTTAGTCTGGGACGAGAACTTTATTCATTGGACCGGAGACTATGTAACGCCCGGATGTATTGTTAGATATAATCATGTGACTAATCTGGAACATCTAAGGACATTTGATAAAGGCAAAAAAGTTGGTATTATATTTGGTGTTGATAAGCCAAGAGTGCTGTTGGACAATGGCGGCGTGTATTTAAAATTTGTGGATAGACCCGTACACATAGCACAACCGGCTACAGTCAACAACGGATTTACCAACACTGAAGTTGAATTGTTTTTTTGGAGTCCGGAGTTACCAGAGTTAATTTCTAAACAATGTCATCTTATTAAGAACTGGTTTGAGTTGCCGCACAATCAACGACTAAGTTACATGTTGGCCGCAGATTGGCAATTGAGTCCAATCAATAGAACTATCTACGAAGCTTGTATTAAAGGAACTATATACCCTGACTATGATCTCAATACATTTCAAACAAACAAACCGGTTAAGGCCTTGTTTCAAGAATGGGATTATTGGTTAGAAGATTTTAAAAACAGTGACGGGTATAAAACTTTTATGCGTGGCATGATACATTTGTACAATAACATCGATGAAGATTTTACAAAGATACAAGGATCTGGCATGCAAATAGGCACTAAATTAAATGCATCAAATTGGGAATATCGTCCCTGCACCTCTAATCCCTATTACCTGGGAAAATTTAACACTATTCAAGGAAACTAAAATGAAAAAATTAATTACAGCATTACTACTTGCAACATCGGCAGTGGCATTTGCGAAAGAAAACATCACGATTGTGTATTCATGGACAGCCGCCGATGGTCCTGCAAACTATAGTCGTGCAATTATTGAAGAAGCCAACAAAAATCAGAACAAATATAATTTTATATTTGATACTAAACCTGGCGCTGGTGGTTCAATCGCGGCCAATCATGTGCTAAAAAATCCCAATACCATACTAGCAACAGCCAGTGCATTTTTTGTACGTCCCAATTTCTTTCCAAACGAAAGTTACGACCTGGCACAATTTAAAACGATATACTTGCAATGTACAGCACCAATGGCTATTACTGCATTCAAGTATAAAAACTGGGTAGAAGTTCCTAAGGACAAGCCACTAACCATTGGTGTCAGCGGATTAGGCACAACTACACATTTGTTTGCCGCACAAATACAAGCAAAATATCCACAACTAACAGTAATTCCGTTTAAGAGTACTAGCGAATCGTTGTTGAGCCTAGCATCGGGTAGCACAGACCTTCATGTGGCATTCTTGGGTGAAGTGGAAACTTGGAGTGGCGAAAATAAAACTAAAAAACTAAACGTATTAGGTACTAGCGGTGTTAATAGCGTCAGAGGATTCCCAACATTAGCTAGTCAAACATTTGGCAAAAATGTCAGCGACATTAGTGTTCCGTTTCATTTAGTAGTTCCAGCGTCAATGAGCAACGAAAAATTCTCAGAACTGAGAAAAATTTTAGTTAAAGCAGGCGAGAGTGCCTTGGTTAGAAATACATATAAACCAGATGTTTGTAATCCTGGTGCGTTAACCGACGATAACATACACAGTTGGTATCGTGCTCAAGTTGAGCAATGGCGTCGTTTAAGCAGTGGCGTAAAACTTGAAAAATAACTACCACTTGATGTGTTTTAATTAAAAAAGAGTAAATAGTATTATGTCATCTAATACATTAGATGTACTTTATTATCGATAAAACAAAAATCCCTAGGAGAAATACAATGAAACAAGTAAGAAAAATTCGCTGGGTGTTAGCACATGAACCGTTTGATTTATTCATTCGTGCTGCCGCACAGTTTAAGAAAGAAGTTAACGAAAAAACCAATGGCGCAATTGAAATTGAAGTATTGGGTTTACACGAATTTGAAGAAAAATACAACAACGGTGTAGCACTAGATCGTTACAAAATTCTTGATCTAGTTAATGATGGCACAATTGAAATGAGCCAAATGTACACAACAACATTGGGCTTACTAGACAAAGACATGTTTGTATTAGACATGCCTTTCTTGTTCCGTGATCACACACATGCCGCTAATGTATTAGATGGTGAAGTGGGCAAGAAACTAATGGACGGCTTAGCAGAAAAGTCTAATGTTAAAGGTTTAGCATTTACATACTCAGGTGGTTTCCGTGTTATCCCAGGTAACGACGTTATTGCTAGCCTAGAGCAATTTAAAGGCATGAAAGTGCGTGTTGCTAAGAGCCCTGTTGCTGAAGATACATTTAAAGCAGTTGGTGCAGATCCTGTGGTAATGGCCATTGAAGATCTAGCTGAAGCTATTGGTTCTAAGTCTGTTGATGCAGGTGAATCAACATACCCACGTATCTATGGCATGAAACAAAACGAAACAGCTACAGTTATTAATCACACAGAGCACAGCTTGTTCTTAACTACATTGGTTATGAACAAACAATTGTGGGAAACACTAGATGCAGAAACACAAAAAGTTTTTGCTGATGCCGCAATTAGCGCCGCTCGTATTGAACGTGCTGAAAGCCTAGAAGATATCGCTATTACACAGAAACGTGCTAAACAAGACGGTATTGAAGTTGTTACATTACCAAGCGAAGAAGTTGAAAAATTCAAGCAAGCTACAGAAGCAGTTTACATCAAGTATGAAGACTATTTCCCAGCTGGTTTAATTGACAGCATTCGCAAGCAGTAATCTTTACTAAGTAAACAAAAAAGGACCTCCGGGTCCTTTTTTTGTCTTAAATACAATATGACTAAAAAACTTGAAGAATTGTTTAACTTGCCCGCAGACGGAACTACTCCTGAAGAAGCACAGCACACCATTGAAGAAAATCGCGCCATTATTGCTGAAGTAGATCAAGCAATAGATAAAATTGATGCGGCACTTCCTGGGGTTAGGGACTTGGATACAGCCGATAGCGAGCTAGACGAACTAGCACAATTGGCTAAAAGCAAAGCCGAAGATCTAATAGATTTAGGCATGAACGTAGATCCACGTTTTGCGGGTGTAATATTGCAAACAGCCAGCACACTATTAGGGCACAGTATTACAGCTAAAACAGCTAAAATGGATAAGAAG